TCAATTAATCTATAACCTCCGTACCCATTTACATCCTCATAAATAATATTATTATTTAAATCATATATAAAATATTCTACTTTATCAGTTGATGGGTTAAAAGAAGTTTGTACTTCAAGATTAGTAATAAGAGAAGTATCACTTACAGAATATTCCTGCAATTCAAATGTTGTTGGATCGATTGAGTTTATGTTAACTATATCAGCCATTGATGCTTCCTGTTATTTGTGTATTTAAAATTTGCTGTTGAAGATCTAAATTTTCTTGACGTAATTGTGTTACTTCATCAACTAATGCTTGAATAGTATCGTTATCAACTTGACTTTCTCCTAAGTAAGCTTGTGAAGTTTTAATAAGGTATTCATGAGAATTTGTTTCTCCAAATTTAGGTATTTGGTAGAATATCTCCTGATAATTATTAAAAAATTCAGCTACTGAAATAGAAGGAATAGATAAAGGAGAAACTGGAGTTGGTTCAACTAATTGGGTAAAAGAAGTATCAATAACCCTTTCGTATTGGGTTTTACTGTATACTGTTTTATTTAAATTGATTTGTTCGGCCATTATCCATTAACTACTTTAAAGTAATAGTTGTTATCATATACAATGGTTGAACCATTGATTGTAGTTTGAATTAAAATTTTGTAATATCTTTCAGGTTCTAAACCATTCATATACAAGTCAAAATAACTACCCGAAGCATCTACACTCAATTGTGTGTAAGTAGTATCAAAATCAACTACAAATTCATTTGTATCTAAATCCTTAATAGCCCAATATGATGCTGTAGGTAAATAGTAGTTTATAGTATAAACTGAAGATGTTGTCCAAACTTGAGGGGGATATGTTGGGCGAGAATCTACTCTAAATCTATTAACACTCTCGCTAAAGAAAATACCAGGGTTGTCATTAAGAGCTACTGTAGCAGGAAGTATATTAAGTTGAGTTAAACTACCTGTGTTAAATGTAAAATCTCTCCATTTAAATTCTAACTGAGGAGGATAAATTGTATGAGTATCTCTTGAGTAATATCTTAAAGTAGTTTCTGTATTTGGGTTAGTGTTAAATTCATCACTACCTGTTTGTTTAATTACAAATCCATAATTTGGATAAGCACTACTACTCCAGTTTCTAGCAATTGTTGTTACATCAAATGTTAAATCAGGATCATTATAGTATCCAACTGTTAAAGAGGTTGAACCACTTCCAGCGTAATAAGTACTACCTGTTTGTGCCCAAGCTCCTGAACCTGAGTATTGAGCCCAAATCCAGCTTACACCGTTTGTTACAATAGGGTCATCAAATCTTTTACCAGTACCCATGTTCCAAGAACTTTGGGAAATTGGGTGAACTTCAATTGTAGTATCTTTAGATAATCCAGTTACATTAGCAGCAAATAATTTTAATGAAACTGAGGATGTTGTTGAAGCCCCTACTAGTCTCCATACTGTGTTTAAATCTGAAGTTGCAAATTGAATTAATGCTCTTGAGACCTGAGGAGTATAAGCGAATCCAGGAGTAGAGTTAAAAGTACTAAACTCAATAATTTCATCTAATCCAGTGTTTTGAGATCCTGAATCTGAGTATAATGTAGCGTCTGCTGAAGGGAATATTTTATATACTGCCATTTTATTATAAGTTTACTACTCTACCTTGAATATCTGTGTTAGGGAATTTTACTTCAAATATAGAAGGATCAAGTGAAGGATAAATTACATTTGATATTGTTGCTGCTGGTATATCATAAGAATATACTGAATATCCTAAATTAGTTCCTGTTAAATTAGAAATTGATATGTTTTTTACTGTTTGTACTCCAGTTATTTTATCTAAAAGAATGTAAATATCTCTTAATACAATAGGTTGATTGATTTGCCATTTATCAATAGCAAAATATGCTTTTAAAGCTTCGATACAATCAAATAATACCTGATTACTATTAAATTCTGGGAGTACAATTATATCAAAATTAACTCCAATATTAATAATAAAAGCATCTTTAATAGAAACAGCATCGTTTACCATTCTATATTGAGAAAGATAGGTTTGAAGATTTTGTTTTAATGCTGTAGATGCTGTAGTTAATTGATTATTAACGTTATATGACAACACATATAAATCTAATACTGAATTAGATTCACCTGCTGATAATGAAATTGCTTTAGTTGGTTCAATATATGCTTTTGAAACTACACCGTATCTAGCAGGCATTGAAAGTGCTCTTACTAAATAATCATCTTGAGTTACGTTACGTAATTGGGTAGCAAAGTTAGCTGAGGTATTTTGGCGGATTTCTTCAATTGTATCTCCATCTCCTCCTCCATCAGCAGCTATTGGGTTTGTAACAGCTAATGAGTTAAATACTGTTTGAGCTGTTACTGCGTTTAAATTTGAATTTAAGAACTGTACATTAGTTCCTACTAATGTTGTTAAATCATTTGCAGGTACATTGGTAGATACCCCACCACCAGTTAAATATCTTACTGTTAATGTGGTTTGTGAAGGGGCAATACCATATGTTTTTGTAAATATAAAGTTTGAAGGAGCGTAAGCTGTTGTTAACTTAGTTTTTTCAAACGGTAAACCTAAACCTACGTTATCTGGATTAGGGATAATTGTTTCATCAGTATCGTTAGCTGTTCCTGCACCAAATTGTAATTGTAAAGATCCTGAATCGATGAATCGTGTAATAAATCTTCTTTGAACTTGTTCTAATTGGAGAAGATAAGGTGTATCACCTTGATATTGTGAAAGATTTGGTGAATTTGGGTTTGTGTTTTTTATAGACTTATAAACACATTCTTGAGCTAAATAATCTACCTCATACCATTCATTACTATCAGAATCAAATACATCTAAAATTCCGATGATTTTGTCATCGTTAATAGTAACTGTAGAAAATTGTTGAGGAGCTCCGAATGAGAATGTAGTTGTATTTAAATCTGCTGATATTGCTTTGCGAGTTTTCTTTAATAAGAAATACTGAGGGTTACTACCTGCTACTGAAAATATTGTTACTTCTGTAGGGTCACCTGAACTTGATACTGAAAAATCTACTGGATCTTCAACTAAAAAAGAAGTATTAGGATTAAGAGTAGATTGAATTCTAGAGTTTTGAGGAACAGATAAAGCATAATCAAAATCAGGTATATAAGTAGATCCTGAAAGTTTTGAAGGTACTTGTTGATAAAAATCAATGTAAGTCGTAGCGACTTGAGTTACATTTGGTTTATAACCAAACATGTAAGCTAACTCGTATAAATTGTTTGTTTGACGAGCGTATTGTAAATACGTTTCTTGAATTTGATTATCAAGATAAAACGACATTACATCACCTACATAGGCAGCCATTTCCATAAACATCATCCCCGGTGATGCTGGAGTAAAATCATTGTAAGTAGTAGGGAAATAAGTTTTAGCATAATCTATAAGACTTGCTCTTATTTCGCTAAAATCTCTATTGATGTATTGAATATTTTTTCTTTTAGTTGCCATTATGTAAATGCTATTTCTATAGTATCAGAAAGACCAGTATCTGCTATATTGTATTTTAATACAACGTTTATTTGGTTTATGTCGGGATAAGAATCTATGTTAAGTGATTCTACTATTACTTGAGGAAAATACAAACCTAATTGTTGTTGAATATCCTGTTTAAGATCTTCTGTACTTCCTTCCGAGATTTGTTGGAATAGGAAAGCACGTAATCCACCACCAAAAGTTGGATTTAAATATCTTTCTCCTTTATTTGTTAAAAAGAAGTTAATTAAATTAGATTTAGTGGCTTCTCTTGTAGTATATGTAGTTCTAAAAACACCAGGAGCATTAAAAGGAATAGCCACCCCAACACCTGTTCCTGGTTTGGTATCTATGGGGTATATTCTTTTTGCTCCAAATGCCATTATTTATTCATTAAGGCCATTATTTGATCTAATCCTACACTTCCTTCAGGTAATGATCCATTAACTGTATCTACAGGTCCATTAACTTGTAAATTACCTGCGTATGCTGA